TTATAAATTTCTCATCAATTCACCAAATTTTTTAGAAGCTTCTTTTTTCCTGTCTTTGGTTATGTGTAAGTATACTTGAGTGGTTGTTTTATCACTCGAATGTCCGAGCCTTTCCATAATTTGAATTAATTCTACGCCTGCTTCTGCCAAAAGCGAAGTGTGTGTATGTCTTAGAGAATGAGGAGTTAATTCTTTTTTAATATCTGGACATTTATTTAATATTCTTTTCATTTTTTTTGACATAGTAGATACTAAATGTGGATAGCCATAATAAGGGTGTTTTGTTCTTCCGAAAACAAAATCTTCATCATGATAATTATTTTTACCTAATTCTAATTTAAGGATATTTTGTCTCGATTTATGTTTTTTTAAAACATATATCACATCATCTTCGATGTCTATGACCCTTATAGATGTTTTGGTTTTAGGAGATTGTAATATATAGTTAACAATTTTATTTGTTTCGTTAAAATATGTTTTTGTGACACTTAATGTTTTTTCTTCAAAGTCAATGTCTTTCCATTTTAGCACTGCTAATTCACCAATTCTTAATCCTGTCCAAGCCAAAGTAAATAGCATAGCATGTGTTTCTTTATTTACATCATATGCTTTATCCAAAAATAATTTAAGCTCGTGTTTTTCTAGATATTTCTCTTTAATTGCTTCATTCTCTATTTCCTGTACTGTTTTAACGTCTTTTGGTATAAAAGAATATTGGGTAGGATTTGTCATGATTATATCTTGCTCTACTGCATATTTAAAAATCATTCTGGCGGCACTATGTACACTTAAAATACTATTATAAGCTAATTTTTTTTTGCTTTTTAGATCATTAAGGAAATTTTGATACATTTTTTTTTTGATTTTTTTTAATGGAATAAAAGAAAAATAATGATTTAAAATAAGTATTGCTTCTTTTCTAATTTTAATAGTACTTAATTTTTTATTATTTAAACTATAAACAGACAGCCACTCTTGAGCAAAATCTTTAAATAATATAGTGTTTTTGACATCAAGATTACTAATACCTAATTTATACTCCATATCCACAGCTGCTGCTTTTGCATCGGGTGATTTTTTAAATCCTCTTTTAACGACTCTACTACGTTTGCCTGTTTGAGGGTCAATGCCATTCTCGATGATATACATATATCGATTGCCTTTTTTTGTTTCGTATTTGACAATACGCGCCATATTTTACACCACCAATCTTATGTTGAATTCCGCATTATGTGTTATGTTTTAGTTTACAAATTGATTTATTGTGCATATTATTAAGAGCAAGGGAGTGATAAAAAATGTCTCTTAATAAGAGTAAGCTAATAAATCAATTCAAAAAAACTGTAAATGATATGGGAAAAGATGAAGAGTATCACGAAAAAGTTAAAAATAAAATCGATAAATTTGAAAATGAAATGAACGAAAGATCTAAATCTCGTCGTCTTCTTCGAAATAAATAGCTATTGGTGAAATTATAAAATCGGATGGCGATAAAAGGTTTGTTAAATCCAAAACATTTTGGATTGCTGCATTCATTGGATCTGTTAATTCTTTAAATTCTCTGCTTTTATCTTTGAGTACTTGTGGAGAAATCAAAAAATCAAATTTCCTCGCAATTTTTCCAACTACATTTATTTTAATGTCCTCTATTTCTGAACCATATTTAAAACTTAATTCTTCTGTTGTTTCTCGTAAAAATGATTCCTTAAGCGGAACAACAAAATTGTTTATTTTGACATATGATTCAGTTGGTAATACAGTCGTTAAATATTCCAAAATAGAATTCATGCCTTTAGAGTTATTTTTAATTTCTTGTTGTTCTTTTGAATTTTTCATTTCTAATGATTTTTTAATGTTTTTCTTGTGATTTTGTGAAATAGAAGTATTTTCATCAACAGAATTTATTTTTCCCTGCATTTCAATTTTATTTGAAGTATCTAATACTTTTAAAAAAGGATCTCCAAAAGCGTTTTTAAGAAATTTTATATCAACGATCCTAAAGGGATCATTAATTTTAATTAAACTTCCCGCCTTAATGTCATTACCCTTAATCTCTTTTAATTTTCCTTCTTCTTTCATATGATTTTCAAAATCAATGAGTGCATTGTCATGAACTTTTTTAGATACTATTTCTTTTGCTACATCTAAATCAGAGAATGTAATTATCTCTGTTGATTCTTTGCTTTTACCATATTGATAGGAAGTTACACCCATATTAATTTTAGGTTTATGATCTGATGTTTTAGTTTGCGAAGTTGTTTTACCATGACCCTCTCTTTCTTCAATTTCTAAAGTTTTTCCTGTAATCAACCCATCATTCTCTTGAGCGATGTATGAGTTTAAATAATTAGTATCCAAATAAATAATTTCCTTCACTATTTTTTCCCCCTAAAAAATTTTATATATATGTAAACTCTATTGAGTGAACATCAAAAGGATAATAAAAAAATTTCTATATTTGCTTAAATAGCGTATAAAATAAACATAGGAGTATGTTACCGACAATAGAAGGTATTCTTCGTTGATTATCTGTTAATTTTTTTGGAATGTTATTCATGACGGCCACCCTTTCCGTAATTTCTGATAAAGATGGAAATTGGGTTTTTTCTTGTAGGCTTTGTAAAGCTTCCGTTTTGTTATCGCGCGGGTTTTTTATCCCGTGCTTCTTTATGTTTCCATAAAGTCCAGCATATTTCTTCATCCTCTAGGGATGTCGGACGCTCGTGGGCAGGGTTATTGGTAGCCGTCCTCACCCGCCTATGCGTTGCACCTTCCAAAGTACGAGTAGGCTTCCTTTGGCTTGGCTCAAGGTTACCGTATCTATTGACTTAGGCTTCCCTTGAATTCATCCGATTCAAATTTACATATTGCTATGTAAATGGGCAAATCTCCTATGTTTAACGCTTACAAATATATAATTTATTTTTTACTAGAAATAAAATCTTTTATTAATCCCATTTTTCTCATTATTCCCGCGTTGGCGTATGTGTCCTCTCATAATATAATCCTCGCTTTATTAGGGTAAACGAAAAGCCCACTTAAGGGCTATTATTTCTTTAGTTCAAGTTTTACTTCATATTCTTTTGTTGGAGCCTCAAGATCCTCTTCTCCACCTTGATGAATATCCCATTTTAATTTAATCCACTTAATATCTTTTGCTGTTCCTTTATTTTGTAAATACCAAATAACATCCCCTTCACGTTTAACACCTTCATCTATTTCTCCACCGAGATCATCGGTTGCAATGAGAGAGGAATTGTCTATTTGTTCTCCTGTACTCGTAACAAGTACTGCTTGATCGGGATAAGTCGTAAATTTGTTATTAGTTGTATTATCTAATTTTACTTTGACTCCAACTGCCGATTCTTTTTCATCAGAACCATCTTCAGCGGGCGCTTTATCTGTTACCGTAACTTTTTCTATTGTTGTTTTGAATCCGTTATAATCATCAGTCCAAGTTGTACCGTTGTAATAAGTCCATAAATCTTTCTTTTCTTCTTTTGTTGTCTTATCGGCATTATTATCGCTTTTTGTGGCTGTTTTAATGTTACTACTGTCGTTACCATTAATTTTTGTGGTTTGACTACTACAAGCTGATAGTATTCCTATCAATATAAAAATGAAAAATAATAATGTTACCTTTTTCAAAACAATATTCCCACCTTTTATTTTCTTATCAAAGCTAAAATTCCAGAAATTCCAATCAAAATACCGCTTAATATGCCTAAGAAACTTACAAAAACGATGTTTAAAATTCCACAAATTAGAATTATGATTCCAAAAACAATATGCTGTTTATTAATAATACAAGAAAAAATAATACCAATTATAGAGACGATAATGCAGGCAAATCCAAGACCATCAACTCCGCCACTGTTGCCTGTAAATGCATCACTAATGCCTCCAATAGCCATTCCGATAATTCCTGCAATAATACCAAAAACACCACCGATGATTCCTAGAACCATTTCTGCGACTCTACTAGTCTGTTTTGTGACTACCTCATTTTTTTCTACTGACAATTTTACTCTCCCCTTAAAAATTTTTTATCTATGTACATCCTTTCGGATTAACACCTTAATTACTTAATTAAAAAAATGTAATGAATACGTTAACAAAATCATTTTTAGTATTTTTTGGTAGAATAAACACAGGGAGACTTCCCTCAAAAAATACTAGGAGTTGATTTTGATGAAAGAAACATTAAAGAAAATATGGTTTGCTAGTAAAAAACTAGGTGAACCGAAAGCAAAAAAAAATAGTGGAAAAAATTTCATCAAAGAAAACAACTTAATTCTTGTCAGATTGTTTTTTATCAACAAGATATTTCACATAATTTGATACTTCATCTTCAATTTCTTTTCGTTCGTCCTCGGGAAGAGATTCAATGATCTTCATCCATTCTTCGACATCGCTATCTCTTTCCTTGATTTCAACTTCTGTTAATTGTGGGTGATTGCTCCTGCCAAGTAGATAATCGGTGGTAACATTATAAAACTCCGCTATTTTACTTAACATTTCATTATCGGGCTCTCTTCTACTTGATTCATATCCGGAAAGAGTATTATTTTTAATATCTAATTTTTGTGCCACGAATTTTTGAGAAAAACCTTTCTTTTCTCTTAAATAGCGTATCCTCTTAGAAAGATGACTCGCCATCTATACTTCACCTCTTATCTATTCAAATATTTTATCAATAATTCACGAAAAGAAAACTTTTTATCGCAAAATGAGAAAAAAAGTATTGACATTCTCGAATTGAGAATTTATATTAAAAATAAATAGATCGCAAAATGCGAATTGGGGGGTGTAATATTGAACGAAAAAATAGGTGAACGTATTAAAAAAATTAGAATAAGCAAAGGTATTAAAGCTAATTATGTATGTAAAAAGCTTGGTTACAAATCTCCTTCCTATTTTTCTGAAATAGAAAATGGGAAAAGAAGGTTGGACGCAAATAAAGTTCCAATGGTAGCTGAAATTCTTGGTGTTTCTGTCGAGTATCTTTTTTTTGGAGAAAATAATCGCGAAATGCGAATAAATAAAACCATATAAGGAGGTGACATGAATCAATCCTTTAAAGCAACTTCGGAATCATTTTCAACTATCTCAAACAGAGATGGCGATCAAACTTGATATTTCTATTTCCTATTACTCAAAACTAGAAACAAGTTTTAGAGAACCGAGTTTTCATTTATTAAAAAAAGTCAAAGCAACTTTTAAAAGCGATGTGAATATGAATGATTTTTTTGAATAAATACCTGCCGAATCTGTCCGTTCGACAGGCAGTGAATTTTTTACGCTTTAATCATTCGGGACAGAACGAATGCCGAGTTGTACGCTGGTTTCACTTCCACCGCAGTTACTGACACCTCGGTGAACCTTCCTTCAAATACGATCTATCATTCCAAGACATTTAAAAAGATGTCGCCGCATTTTACTGCATAGATCGAATTGCTACTCATCTTCTTACGGTGTTGGATTCACCATAAGAGACGGGAAGTTCGGTTCATTTAAGCTCAGTCAAGTTCAAAACGTTGGTCAAAATGACCACCTCCCATTTAAAAGTTAATAAGGGAAATTTGAACCATTTTATTCTATCAAATCTTTCACATATTGTGAATGTGATTTAAGGAGGTGATCACAATTGGCGGAAGTCGCTATCAATCCTACAGACATGATTGAGGAAGGCGTTATTAAGCATATAAGAGAGCTTTGCAATAAAGCTTATGAGCAAGGTGTTGAAGACGGAATGAAGAAATACAACTTGCCCTACACGCTCAAAAAAGAACACCTAGCAGAAATATTTCAAGTTGAAAAACCAACGTTGCCAAAAATAATCAATCATCCTACCTTTCCGAGGCTTGATATAGTGCGAGCACGCTATCCAAGAGACAAGGTTTTGGAATGGATAAACGATAACTCGAACATTGTTAAAAGTAATATCCCACATTGGGCTGTTTAATACTAACCTAATTTTGAGTAGCATACTCACAGCAAACACTACAGTTTGGAGGGCAACATGACATATGGGACAACGTTAAAAAAAGCACTAAAAGCAACACATACTAAGCGGTCTGACATCGCAGAGGAGACACATTATAGCGATAAGAGTATCACAGCATGGGCAAATGATACACGCACTATAAGCGCGCAGGCGTTGACTAAGGTAGCAACAAAGCTAGACTATCCCGATTTGTATTTGGAGTCGGCAGTCAAGGCGACAGACGGTGTGGCTATACCATTACTGGATGGAGATTACATCACAAGAAGCCCAAGCGGCATGAAGGAACTTGTTGAATACGAGACGAGAGAAGCACTAGATAAATTGGAGCATACGAGAATGCTCAAACCTGCGGTGTTTGCGACGGAAGCAGATAGAGAGGACATGAAACAAGTAATCTATGAATCTTTGGATGCATCATGCTCAATGATCAATATGATAGCTGTGTTGTGTAAGGAGTATGACATATCAATGAGAGACCTTTACAAGAAATGGTTTATCACTCTGAAGAATAGGAGGTTTAAGAAATGAGTCTTGAACATGAAGTGCTTCCCGGAGATTTGAAAGAAGCGGTTGAACTATTGGAAGGCATGAAGCGAGTCAATACAAAAGGCAATCTATCAATTTTGAATGATGGCGGATGGTTATTGAGAGCTAGTCAAAAAGAGTACGAGGGCTATGCAAGGCGTTTGCAAGAATTGAAGAATCGGAAGCGGGATAATGATAAGTTTTTAGGTCTGTTGGGTAATTTGGACCAACGTGGGTTAGTCAAAATCAAATACATTATTTTGGAGGCGCAGTGATATGAGGAAATCATTTGTTTGGTTTGTAACGCCTGTTATGACAGCTGGAGAGATTAAAGCTAACGCAAGGTATTATATGAGGACAGCAAAAGATCGCGCAAAAAAGAAGAGCTATCACCTTTGCAGAAGTGATAGCCTGACAAATTTACAAAACAAAATTGATTAATTTAATTGTATCACTCATTGATACAAACAGCAAACGGCTTGCCGTTGCTGTGCGTGGCTTGAACTGGTTCCCCCGACCACCTCGTGGTTTGAGTCACGCACAGTGTCGGAAGGCACTAGCAAAGCGGTGGCGGAATAGGTAGACGCAACGACCTTTCAGGCGTGTGTGCCGCATAAGCGAGGCATGCGGGTAAATGAGGTGTAAAAGAGGTACTAACAGCATATGCAAGGTGCAAATCCTTGCCCGCTTTGCTCACTACATAACAAGGAGGTGACGGATATTGAGTAAAAACGACATGAAGGAAATGCAAGATGAGTTGCAACAAACGATTATTGTTTTAGCAAGGCGCATTAGGCAACAAGTTGAACGTGGCTTGATTGGTGAAGAAGTATCAGAACTTGCTAAATCAACTGCTATCTTAACCAATGCGACGAATAACATTGGCATGAAATTTTAAGGGGGGATAAAGATGCTGGTAGCCGCAAAAAATATTAGGGTAAAAGCATTTTATAGCGGATTAAATGGAAATCAATTATTCGTCAATGTTGATACCAAAATAAATGAGTGGTTAGAAGAAAATCCTGATGTAGCGATTGTAGATATTGCATTTAACATTGGTCAAAACGAAAACATTCCCGATGGAGCCTTGGTTACTTACAAAAATCGTTAGATTAAGGAGGAAGAAGCATGATTGTATATGAGGAAGTAAGTATTGATGAAGCAAAAGATATTATAGGTGATTGTAATGATCTTAGGAAGGATATTTTCTACGCATGCGAAGACGGTTCTTTGCTCCATATAGGCGAGGGACTTCATGAAGACCCAACATTTATTCCTAATCATAAAAAACTTTTATTTAAAAAAGAAGTTGAAAACAATGTAGTGGAAACAGTCACGTACAGAAGGGTTCACTTGGATGAATTAGCTAGCTTAATCAAAAGTGAATATTCCTTTTTGTTCAGAAAAAGTAGTTTAGGAGAAATGAATATTCAAAGTGTCAGAAATTCAAAAATGACTTTAGAAGACCTTTTAAGTCAACAATGGTACGTCCTAGAGGATTCGGAATGAACACGGTAGGTTATGTCTTACTTCTAGGATTGACTGTACTACTCTTTACGCTTTCTTTTAGCTTGTTTATGACAGAAAAGAAAAAGTGACCAGCAGGCACGCCAGTCACTAGGGTTCTCACAAAAAACTACACATCTTAATTATAGTGGGAACCCTCCAAAATATCAAGAGAGGATGATTTTATGCCACCAATTGAATCTATTGAAAATCCCATTGTAAGAGAAACGATTCCTGATCCACATTGGGGCGTTGATTACTTCGGGGATGAAATTGTAGAAGGCGATGAAATCTTTGAATATGACGGTGAACTATTTTTAGTAGAGAACGCTGAAAGATTTCTCTGTGAATGTCTTGAGATTAAAAAGAGGTGCGTAGAGTGATAGAATCGCATGCAGAGGTGCTTGTATCCACACATGATTTATCGCATGAGGAATGGCTGAACGAACGTAAGAAAGGCATTGGGGGGTCTGATGCCTCGGTCGTGATGGGCTTGAGTAAGTGGAAATCTCCTATACAACTCTACATGGAAAAGATCGGAGAATTACCGAAGGAAGATAGTCAAAGCGAAGCGGCTTATTTTGGGAACATTCTTGAGGATGTCGTTGCAAAGGAATTTATGAGACGAACGGGTAAAAAAGTGAGACATCGCCATGCTATTTTAAAACATCCTGATTATCCTTGGATGGTGGCGAATGTAGATAGATTAATAGTGGGGGAAAGAGTCGGACTAGAATGTAAGACTACCTCGGCATACCTCAAAGACAAGTGGACGGATGAGGAAGTGCCTGCTGAATATTTAATTCAGTGTCAGCATTATATGGCGGTCACAGGATATGACGCATGGTGGATTGCGGTACTCATTGGAGGAAATCAGTTCCTTTATAAAAAAATAGAGCGGGATGACGAGTTAATTAGGATGATTATAGATAAAGAGAAAGATTTTTGGGTCAATCATGTTGAAAAGAAACATCCTCCTGATGTGGATGGTTCAGAGGCTTCAAGTCAATTGCTTAAAAGTTTGTATCCTGAAAGTGATCCGGAGAATGACATTGATTTGCCCGATCAAGCCACATTGCTTTTAGAGGGATTAGAAAATGTCAATCACGAAATGAAAACATTAACCACTTATAAAAATAATTATGAAAATCAACTCAAGAACATGCTCGGTGAATCTGAAAAAGGGTATGCCTCAAATTATATTGTCACATGGAAATCACAAGAACGTCGCACAGTGGATACGAAACGCTTAAAACAGGAAAGACCAGATATCTATCAATCCTTTTTGAAAACATCATCGTCACGCACATTGCGTTACAAGGAGGTCAACTAATGGCAACGAACGATACCTTAAAACAAGACATCATGACCCAACAACAAAGTACTCCGCAACAAGAAGACCCTGCTAAAACGATAGCGGGTTACTTAAAGAGGATGCGTCCGCAAATAGAAAAAGTATTACCTGGACATATGAATGCCGATCGTTTAGCACGTCTTACCTTAACAACCATTAGGCAGACACCCAAACTTATGGAATGCAACTTGCCATCCTTACTTGGAGCAGTCATGCAATCGGCTCAATTGGGATTAGAACCTGGATTAATGGGTCACTGTTACATCATTCCTTATGGAAAAGAAGCGACCTTTATTATCGGTTATAAGGGCATGATTGACCTTGCTAGGAGATCTGGACATATTGAAAGCATTTATGCCCAAGTGGTTTATAAGAACGATGAATTTGACTATGAATTTGGTCTCGAACCTAAGCTTGTTCACAAGCCATTATTAGAAGGCGATCGTGGGGCATTTAAAGCGGCTTACGGCGTAGCAAAGTATAAAGACGGTGTCTTTCACATTGAGGTGATGGGTAAGGGGGATATTGACAAGATCAAGGCACGTTCTAAGGCTGGGAGTAGTGGACCTTGGAAAACAGATTATGACGAGATGGCAAAGAAGACAGTCATTCGCCGCATGTGGAAATACTTGCCCATTTCCATTGAGATACAGCAACAAGCGGCACAAGATGAAACGGTTAGAAAAGATATTACAGAGGAAGCGCATTCCCTCTACGATGAGGATTACATTGATGTAGAGATGTCTACACCTCAAGACAATAATGAAGAAGCGCAAGAAGACGAGTGATAAAGATATCGATTCCCCGTGAATATTTATGGCTCACAGAAGGCTCAAAACGGCGCAGAGAACGCTTTAGAGAGTATGTCGAGGGATATGTCCATACATTAGGTTTAAAGCTCGTCAAAATAGAGGGCATGACAGCAATTTGCATAAAGAGGTGAAATTTTGAATTACATCAAAGAAATTAATGCGTTTTACGATTGGCTCGAAACAAACTCCATTTCCTCATCCTCCATTGTTCTATGGCACGCTCTAATGTCCATAAACAACAAAACAGGATGGAAATCAGAGTTTACGGTGGCTATCTCTACGCTCGAAATAAAAACCTCTTTATCCAAAAAAACTATTGAAAGAGCAAGAAATAATTTAAAGACAAATGGTCTTATAGATTGGCGATCACGCAAAGGCAAACAGTCAGCTATTTATATTTTGAAATCTGTTGAAGGCATCTTGTGGGGTAATAATGACGCACAAGGTGTCCCACAACCTGTCCCACAAAGTGTCTCACAAAGTGTCCCACAACCTGTCGCTATTACTAAACTAAACGAAACTAAACCAAACGAAAAAAAGATAGTAGAAATGCGTGAAGATAATAATCATCAACTAAATTCTGAACCCATCAAAGTCTTTCTCGATAAATTTATTGAGCTAAGGGCTTATGGGTTTGATGCCTCACCGAAAGACGAGGCTACTGCGGAAGAAATACTCAAGGTTGTGCCCTTGGATAAAGCTATCAAACTACTAGAGCAACGTTTTGAGACCTATAAGCCGAAACATCCTCGGCAACGCATTAATAGCTTAGAGTATTGTGTTGGTTACATACTTGACCATTATCTAGGCAAGGCAGAGACAAAAGAACCTAAGCGTGCTAATCAACGTGTGGCACCTATGCCAAAGGCTATGCAAGAAGAGCATCATCCGTCTGAAAACAAAGAGCGTGAGGCTTATCTTAAAGACTTTTTAAACAATTTAGGGGGAGGTGGAGACTAAAAATGATGATAAGAGGGAGGCACCAGACAATGACCAATAATCAAGTAACCCTAAGCCAACTGATTAAACATTTACAAGGACAGCTAGAGGAGCATGGAGATGTGCCTGTGTATTGGAGAGACGAGTATTATATACCACACGAATTAGACAATTTCGAGTACACAATAGCCCACGACAATCAGGGGCAAAGTTGAGTCCTTTTACTATGGTTGGCAAAAGGTTGTTCAACTTGCTGGACCTAATTCAAAGGAACAAGGAGAGTACAAAAATTGGCCCAAAACGACCAACTCCTTTCTCCCCTTTTCAGAGACAACTATACTATAAGTTATTTTCCATTATATATCAAATTTGGATTATAACACTGGAGCTGAAATCATGCGATTGAAAACCCTTCCTATAAATCCCAAGACACAACAATTAATAGTTGATATAATGGAACAAAATAGTAGTTTTGCCGTTGTTGTATGTGATGGGATAGCGAAGTTGATCGAGCTTCCTGATCATGGTGAGGCGAAGATTATCATGCACGAGGGCAAGGTGAAACGGCTGAGGTTTGATGAGGGGGAGGAGTTTTGAAACATATGGATTTTGGAGATTGGATGCAATTATTTTCAGTAGTAGTAGCATTGTTAGCAACGTTAGCTTCATGGAGAACTGTTGTTATTACCAATAAACAATTGAAATTACAAAATGATGAAAAAATTAAGAAGTATAGACCGTTTTTTAAAATAAAAAATATAGATAAGTCTGGTAAAAATGTATATTGGTTTGATATTGTAAATGAGGGCTTCCCATTTTATACTTTAAACAATGTTAGATGGGTTGGAGATTATGTTGTAATACAGGATCAATTTAAAGGATTAACGGTAAGTTCAATTACAGCAGATAAACAAACTATAGAAAACGACAGGTATGAGGCTGAAGGGGTTTTTATCAAAATTGCCGATAATGCTAATATTGAAGGTTATTTTGAATTAAATGGATTTGATCTTGAACATAACGATTTCGTATTCAGGTCACCTACAATTGTTATAAAAGACGGAAAAATTAAAAATGAGAAAAATTTAGCATATCAATATTTGAGATAGTTCTACCAGCCAACTGGAGGACACTGATCGACAGCAAATCGCTGCTTGATTGGTGTTCTTTTTTATTGAAAGGAAGCGATGATGATGTTAAATAAAAAACAAATAGAGAATCTTATTTACGAGTATCATTGGATGAGAAAAGAAGTTGACCGTCTTGAGCGTATTGTTTATGGTTCATCTATTCCTATGAAGAACTGGGGCGTTGCGCAATATGGTATTGAAGCAACGTTGCCAAGAGGTAGTAGAGGTAAGAGTAAAGCTGAACTAGAAGCAATGGATTTAAGAGAAGAAAGAGCTTATAAACGTCTTCAGTCGTATGAAGGTAAGGTATATGCTGTAGAAAAGCTGGCGGATTATGTACAGGATGTTTTGAAACATGATCATATGTTAGTGATTATTGATTGCATGATGGATGGTATGAGTTATCGTTCTATAGCTGCTCATTTAGGTACTAATAGAGAAAAGGTTAGGGAATTAAAAGATAAGATGCTCTGCCACTTCTGCCAAAACTGCCACTTCTTGCATGAGTTGTTTAAAGAAAAATTTATGGTGTAAAATGGATGGCAGGTAGGACAGGTTGATAGATTAAAACCTATTTTATCCATTTTTATTGAGAGATTATTCCTTCTTCTATATATTGGTAGATAGAGAGGGGGGATAAAATGAATAAGTATATAATTACGTTTAAGTTTGATAAAGATCATGTTCAGAGAGTAATAAATCATCCAGCTAAAAATGTTGAAGATATTAAAAACCACCTTATAAATAACGACAAAAAATGGTTTGATTTGGGTGATGAAGTAGTAAATTTAGATAATGTTACTAGTTTTTCCGTTGATCATTACAAAGAACCTGAAATAGGAGTTATAACGCACAAAGATTTAATGAAATAATAGAAAGTTATTAAGCACCCATTGAGGTGCTTTTTATTTTGCTTGTCATTAGGTCGTGCCAAGTAAATTTACTAATACATTGTTATTTGTAAAGTAATTGAGTCGTGAAATAACCTGGCATTTTATTTAATGCCAGGTTATTTCATATTGCTTATTCGCCTTTAATTTTTTCTTTAATATCCTCGTTTAATAACGGCAATAATCTTTTACTATTTCCATTTGACAAATTAGCAGACAACGCGTAAAAACTTGCATATAAATTGGCTAATTCTTTTTCCTCATATACAGTGTTTGTCCTAAGATGTAATTTAGTCAATTCAATTGCAACATCACGGTCGTTTCTTTGGATTGGAGCAGGAGAAACTTTAACTTGTTCTGTCATAAATATCACCCCCTTTTACTTAATTATACATTTCGACATTAATTGATAAATTTCCTTTTATTTTCCTTAAAAAACCAATTTTTTATATTTTTTATTTTGTGTAAACGGAGGCGAGTGGTGATGCACATTGAAAAAATTAACAGCAAAACAAGAGAGATTTGTTAATGAATATCTTATAGATTTAAATGCCACGCAAGCCGCTATTAGAGCAGGTTATAGTGAGAGGACTGCTAAATCGCAAGCTTCTCGATTGTTGACCAATGTGGACATTCTCGCACGTGTAAAAGAATTGAAAGAAAAGCGAGCGGAAAAATTAGAATTGGATGCTTATTGGGTGCTTAAAAGGCTCAAAGATATTTCCGACAGATCGATGCAAGCAGAACCGGTTATGGAATATGATTACGTTGAAAAGACTATGGTCGAGACTGGTGATTATACTTTTGACAGCAACGGTGCTAATAAGTCTACTGAGTTAATAGGCAAACATATTGGCATGTTTGATCCTAGGATTCAAATTCAGTTAAAAATTCTAGATGCGCAGATTGAGAAGCTGAAAGCAGAAACGAAACTCATCGAAGAGCGTGCCAAGCTCATCAAAGGCGAGAAAAAAGATACCTCATTATTGGAAGCCCTTATTGATACGGTGAATGAGGATGAGTAAATTAATAGAGTTCTCTCCGAAACAAAAGAAAATCATTAAAGCACCATTTAATGTAACGCTTGAAGCATTAGAAGGTACACCACGAAGCGGCAAGACAACAGCAGGTCATTTCCGTTACTCTTATTATTTGACCAAATCAAGGGATACCAACCATCTCATTAGCGCCTTTAATCAAGAGCAAGCCTATCGATTATTTATCGACGGAGATGGCACAGGTCTTATGCATATATTCGGTGACCTCTGCAAAATCAATCACGATGAGCATGGCGACCATTTAGAGGTGCATACGCCCAAAGGTATCAAACGTGTCTATTACAAGGGCGGAGCCAAGGCTAATAGTGTGGGTGCTATCCTTGGTATGTCACTCGGTAGTGTTGTATTTTGTGAGATTAATATGCTGCATATGTCATTTATACAAGAGGGATTCCGTCGGACATTTGCGGCAAAAGATCGCTATCATTTGGCTGATCTTAACCCACCAGCACCCAATCATCCAGTCATCGACCAGGTATTTGATGTGCAAAACACACGATGGACACATTGGACAATTGATGACAACCCCATTCTCACGGATGAGCGTAAGCAAGAGATATATGGCACGCTTAAAAAGAGCAAATATCTCCTTGACCGTGACTGGTACGGTAAACGAGTCATGCCAGAAGGTGTTATCTATTCCATGTTCGACATGGATAAAAATACTTCAAGCACATTATTAGGCAAACCCTATGAAATGTTTTTTACGGCGGACGGAGGGCAATCAGATGCCACTTCGTGCGCTTGTTTTATTGTGACGAGATATAATGACACTTTTAGGCTTAACCGTGTCGCTCATTATTATCACAGTGGCAAAGAGACAGGGCAAGTTAAGGCGATGAGCACCTATGCCAAGGAGATACAAGAGTTTGTTAAGTATTGCACGGATAAATATCAAATGCATTACACAGAGTTCTTCGTTGACCCTGCCTGCAGGTCATTGAGAGAAGAGCTTAGACTATTGAGGATTGATACACGTCCAGCAAACAATAACGCCCACGACATTAAGGGCAGTGTCAAAGGGATTGAGGTCGGCATTGAGCGCATGCAAAACCTCATGACCAATGAGCAGTTTTTTCTTGTTGATGACGATAAATACGATCACTACAATTTCATCCGTGAGATTGGGATGTATGTGAGAGATGAGCACGGTAAACCAGTCGATGATTGGAATCATGCACAAGATGAGAACAGATATGGCGGTAATTATTTCTATCGACATTACAAGATTTAAGGCGGTGGAAGCATGTTTAAGCGACTGATGACAGCTGTAAGGGAGGTGTTCCGGAAAATGTCCGATTTTGTGCGAGGAATAAGAAGAATCAATGAGCTAGCAGACATCTACATAAACGAAGAAATGTATGATGCCATAGAAATTTGGAAATTTATCTATATCGGATATTACAAGCCGTGGCATGATATTAGATTCCACACCATCGAGGGAGAAAAACGCCGCCGAATGGATAGTCTCAATATGGCTAAGGTTGTATCAAGTGAAATGGCCAGTCTCGTTTTTGACGAGAAATGCGAGATCAGTGCCAGCGATGAGGCATTAAAAGCAAATCTTGAAATGGTGTTTAAACAAAATGATTTTCATCGCACGTTTCAAAAGCAATTGGAGTACAGCTTTGCCATGGGCGGTCTGATTGCCTTGCCCTACGTGGACAATAATCAAATTTGTATATCGTATATCAATCCGGACTGTTTTATTCCTGTGTCGTGGTCGAATGACATGATTACAGAGGGAGTCTTTATCAATGAGACACGTAAAGGCAAATGGATTTATACACACCTATCATGGCATATGCAATCGGTCAACCAAGTAGGTCAGTCGGGCTATACAATCAAAAATCAACTCTTTAGACGAGATGCCAATATCAGAGTCGAAAATGAGGTATTAGGCACGGAAATCTTTCTCGGCGAGTTGTATCCAGGTCTTGATGAGATTGTTGACATACACCCATTGGACAAGCCTTTATTTAGCTATTTTAAACCCAACATCGCTAATAATGTGGATTTGCATACGCCCCTTGGTATATCGCTGTATGCTAATGCTTTGCATACGATGCACGCCATTGACACAGCCTTTGATAGTTTGCATCGAGAATTTAGGCTCGGAAAGAAAAAAATCATGGTTCCCGTTGAAATGATTAAGACTGTGGTTGACCCACAAACAGGCGAAACGCATAGATATTTTGATACGAGCGATGAAACCTTTGTGGGTTATAAAGGTGACATGGATCCAAACGGAAATGCGGTTAAAGACATTAGCGCCGAGTTGCGTGTCGAGGAGCACATAGCAGCTCTTAATGCATTGCTTGATTTATTTGCCATGCAAACTGGATTTAGTTCGGGGACATTTATCTTTGATGGTCAAAGTGTTAAGACTGCAACCGAGGTCATCAGTGAAAATAGCAAAACATTCAAAAGTAAAAAATCGCATGAAATCATCGTTGAGGCAGGACTTAAACATTTAATTGGATCCATTATTGCACTTGCAGGAAACTATGAACTATTTAATGCTCCAGATGAGTATGAGATCACTATACAGTTTGACGACTCCATTATTGAGGATAGGGATGCCGAGTTACAAAACATCATTCAAGAGGTGAGTAATAATCTTACCCCGAGAAAGATAGCTATCATGCGCTATCATGGATTGACAGAGGAAGAAGCCGATCAATGGATGCAAGATATTGCCGAGGAAAATGCGAATGCGGTCGCTGAACAGATGGATATGTTCGGGATGGGTGGACAAAACGCTCCTCCAGATGATGAGGATGATACTTAATGGATTACATCGAACAGCAACAACTCACCATTCCGGTTGTCCAGGTGTACTTAGCCATTGAGGAGCAACTCTTGATCAATGTGGCCAAGAAATTAAAACGTGATAAATCCTTGTTAACGGAGGCTGATATACAGTCGTGGCAGTCTCGTAAACTCGCAGAATTAGGCTCCCTATCACAACAAAATATAATCACTATCTCAAAGCATTCTGGCTTAGCCATCGATGAGATCAGTCAAATACTCCATAAAGCGGGTTATTCCACAGTCGGACAGTTTGAGGATGATTTACAAGAGGCTGTCAGACAAGGCAAAGCGATACAAGCGCCCCCCATTGCAACGAGCACGGCATTGGAGGGCGTTTTATTGTCTTATCAAAGGCGAGCACGAGATACATTTAACCTTGTCAATACAACGTTGCTCAATCAATCACAGCAAATCTATTTAGACATCATCAATCAAACCGTAGGAAGTCTATTAACCGGCAATCTCACGCCACAGGAAGCCCTCAGACAAGTTGTAAGGCAATGGGCTGATAAAGGTGTTCCAGCTCTTATAGACAAAGCAGGCAAGCGATGGAGTACGGAGGCTTATGTCAGTATGATTGCACGTACTGCCTCAACTCAAGTCGCTAATGATATGCAAATGTCTCGTTTTGATGAGTATGGCGTGGATTTAGTCGAGATTTCAAGTCACGCTGCTTGCAGGACAACGCATATCCCTTTCCAGGGCAATATCTACTCACGCAGTGGCGCAAGTGATCGTTATCCACCATTAAGTGATACAGGATATGGCACGATTGAGGGCATTGGAGGCATTAACTGCAGACATATTGTCTACCCCTACATTGAGGGTGTTTCCGTCAAAAGATTTCATCCTTACGATGCGACAGAGAGTAAAATCGCCTACACCAATAGCCAAAAGCAACGGTATCTCGAGAGGCGCATACGACAGGCTAAAAAAGAGCGCTCAATGATGGAGGGCATGGGGGACGATGAGGGCGTTCAGCAAGCAAATAAAAAAATAAGAGATAGGCAAGCAACGATGAGAGATTTCATCGATGAGACCAATAGAACAAGACGTTACAACAGGGAGGCTATCCGATAGTCTCTTTTTTTATTGCCCTTTTACCATGAGGTGGGCGTTAAATCAAACGTGGGAAATTTACCTGTATAAGGGGAGATAAAGCGTGGAAAAACGTACATTTTTACCTTTGAATTTGCAGTTTTTCGCAGATGGAGAAGGGCAAACAGAACCAAATCAGGAACAAGCCAACCAGCAAGATGAGGGCGCTGGGCAAACTCAAGAAACACATGAGGAAAAAACATTTACTCAGGATGAATTAAATTCTTTTTTAGCTAATGAGAAGAAAGACACTCAAAGCAAATTGCTCAAACAACTTGGTTATGACGATGTCAATGCGGCTAAAGAAGGTTTAAAAAAACTGAAAGAAATGGAAGATGCTCAAAAAAGCGAAGCGGAAAAACAAGCGGATGCTTTGAAATCTCTCGAAACAGAGAAAGGTAGTTTGCTAGACAAAAATACTTCTCTCGAAGCGCAATTGTCAGCCATGAAGGCAGGCGTTAATGGTGACAGTGTCGAGGATGTTGTCACGCTTGCTAAGCCACTTGTTGGCGAGGGAGTGGATATGGATGCAGCGATTCAAAAAGTCATCGAGAAATACCCGCATTTCAAGGGTGAAAAACAAGGCAATGAAAAGCCCAATTTTACAACCGGAGAATTTAAAAAACAACCTGCAAACGAGGCAGACAAATGGATGCAAGCCTTTAGTGCAGGATTGCCACAGAAAAACCAAGGAGGTAAATAACTATGCCAGCACTCAATTATGCTCAATTATATGAGCAAGCTTTACAACAACGGTTTACAGTTGGATTACGTTTTAATGCGTTGTATGCCACACCTAACAATGCAAGGTACAAATGGGCAGATGCTAAAACCATCCTTATCCCATCTATCCTTGTAAGTGGTATGCAAGATGTCGATAGGGATAATATTAGTGCTTTTGGTCGTAATGTAGATAACAAATTTACAGCCAAGACGCTTTCTCATGACCGAGAATTTCCTACTCTTGTTGACCCTATGGATATTGATGAGACTAATTTAGCCTTAACAATCTCCAATATCACACAAGTGTTCAATGATGAGAAAAAAATTCCAGAGATGGACAAATTCATGGCTTCAAAATTGTATTCTGAGGTGACGAATTTTAATGGTGTCATAGATAACACTGCTATCACGACAGCAAATGCCCTTAAATTATTTGATAGCCTTATGAATGACATGGATGAAGCAGAAGTGCCTGAAGAAGGTAGAATCCTATATGTAACCAACACTATTTATAAAACATTGAAAGAAGCAGAAGACCTTGTGCGTTTTATGACTGTACAAAATAATAATGGACAAGTGAATCGTGCTGTGCGGTCATTGGACGAGGTGACTATTGTCAAAGTGCCAAGCTCACGAATGAAATCGGCTTATGTATTTGACAACGGCGCAGAACCCGATGACTCGGCTGTACAAATTAACATGATTTTGATTCATCCATTGGCAATCATTTCTCCGATGAAATATGAGTTTGTGAGTTTAGAGCAACCCTCGGCTCACAGTAAAGGGAAATGGTTGTACTACGAACGCTCTTACTGGGATGTCTTTGCAATTGAAAATAAAATACCTGGTATCGCTATTAATGCTGATGGAGGGAATTAATTCCCTCAATTTTTTATTTAAAAAGTGAAAGGAGAATCATCATGCCAAAAGTTAAAAAAGACAACAAAATCTACAATGTTGCAGATGCCTCTGTCAATGGTTATCTCAAGCGTGGCTTTGATTTGATCGGAGACAAAGGAGAAATTATTAAACCTGCAACAGGTGGTAAAACGGTCAACTTGCAACAATTTAATGAAGTTTCCGCAGAAAACCAATCATTGAAAGCTGAAATAGAAACTTTAAAAGGTCAATCACCAAGTGAAGTTGAATCATTGAAAGCCGAATTTGACACGTTGCAGGAAGCTCATCAAGCATTGGCGCAAGAGCGTGACGATCTAAAGCTTAAAGGTGATGACTTGCAAGCCCAAAACGCTGATCTACAAAAGCAGATTGATGATCTTAAAGCAAAAAAGGCAGCTAAGTAAGGGCGTGAGCGCTATGCCTTACATTGATTTTGATTACTATACCAATACCTATCAAGGCTCACCAGTGGACGAGGATGCATTTCCTCGTCTTGCTCAAAGGGCGAGTGAGGTCATCGACAGCGTGACACAGTATCGCATCCGAGACATTGATAAATTACCACCCTTTTTTCAAAAGCAAGTTAAAAATGCGACTGCCGCACAGGTGGAATTTTATCAAGTCAACGGTGGATATGAGGCATTAATAGAGCAAGATTTTAGCAACGTCCGCATAGGTAATTTTAATTATGGCGGGAATGGTTCAGGAGGCGGCTCGTCAATATCGGCTGATGATTGCTCTAAAAAAGTCTTTGATTTTTTGGAGCCAACAGGCTTGTTATATAGGGGCGTGCATACTCGTGGTTAGACCTATCCCTAGACGATTGCTCACGGACAGCATTATCTATCAAGAGTATGCCGGTACTGAGAGCTTTGGAGACACATTTCTTGAGCCGGAGACGATTGACAATGTGCGATTTGAGCCAAGTGCTGTCATCCGCATAGATGGCAATGGAGAGCAAATACAAACCCAAGGGCGCATCTTTCTCGATGCACTCAATACACCACAGTTCAAGCCATTAAAAATCAAGTCCAAAGTCACGTTTAACGGAAATGAAATGCGTGTGCATGCGTCCAACTCCTATTCTTCTTTTAACAAAATCCACCATCTAGAAATCGAGGTGGTTTAATGCCTATCACTGTCAGAGTGGATACAAGCAAAATAGCACCCTCTATCCGCAAGGCAAGCAGTAATGCCTTAGCTATCCTCACGCAGCAAGTCGTTAAGGATAGCAATATGTATGTCCCTGTGGACACAGGTAACCTAAGAAATAGCAGTTTAAGAGCTTCCGATTTTAGTAATGGTAAAGCCATTTGGGACACAAAATATGCAATGAGGTTGTATTATGGCGTGTCCTTTCATTTTTCTCACGATGTTAATCCATTAGCTCAAGCGATGTGGTTTGATAAGGCTGCATCGGTACATTCCAACGAGTGGGCAGATGTCGCTCAAAGGGCGGTGGAAAAAGGACTATGACTAGCATTGCAACCAACGAGCCAGATTTTTTAGAGCGGCTCGTTGATGATGTGTTAAATAAGCAAGATTATTATGCGTTGGTTGTCAGTCCCATGTTAGTTGATGGCAACAGCATTGCAGTAATGCCTATGCCTGCTAACGATTATGACTACTACTATGATGGCTCGCATAGGCAAGGGTACAACTTCCAAGTGCTCGCTAGACATGAAGAGCAACTAACGACTTATAACACATTGCTCATTATTTCAGCTTTATTAACCAAAATCCAAGACATACCATCAAAAAACGGAAGTTACAAATTTGAGAACGAATCGATAACGATCACCACCGATGTCAGCATCATCGGCAAGGATGATCGTTATTTTACTTTTGCCGCACAATTTAGTGCGGATTTATTAATTAATCCAAAGGGGTGATCATATGCCTAAAAATACCTTAATAAATATGAAACAAGAAGCACAACAAGCTCTACAAGATTTTATCCTCAACAACAAAAATTTCTTTGAGATTGACACTGATCCCACATCGGCAGAAGGTGATTTTGCGCCAGTAGCTGCAGGTATCGCTACAACCACTCCCTCATTTGATGAAGATAGCGATAATACGCCGTATTATGATGGGCAGGGCTTTGGTAGCATGGATGTCACAGGGATTAACCCATCCATCCAATTTACAGGACATCGTCTATTTGGAGATAAAGCGCAGGATTATGTTGCTGGCTTGGTATTTGAGGTTGGCTTACAACGTAAAACACGTTTGCGTTGGACACAGCCAGACGGACGGCAGATTGTTGGTTCCGTTACCATTTCAGGCATTACGCCGGGTGGTGGGGATGCCAATGCCAAGAACACATTTGAATTTACAGCAACCTTTAACGGCAAGCCTACGCTAACCATTCCCGGTGATGATACGTCTGTGCCAGCAGTGCCTACGAATGTACAAGCTACAAGTAAAACGGATACATCCGTTACTTTAGGTTTTAATCAATAGGGGGTGTTCTCAATGGCAACGACATTTAATATCTATCGTGATGGCGAGCAAGTCGCTAGTGATTTGACAGACACCGAATATACCGATGAAGGTTTGACTCCCAACACGGATTATCAATACCAAGTGAGCGCTCAAAATGAAGCAGGAGAAAGTGATTTATCCGAAGCGATCACTGTGCATACGGATTTTAGCGATGTTGAAAGCATTTCCGTATCTCAAAACGCCATCACTTTGACAGTAGGAGACACAGCAACCCTTACAGCCTCTGTTTTGCCCTCTACAGCCAACCCAAGTGTTATCTGGTCATCATCGGATGAGAGTATCGCTACGGTGGATGAGGATGGCGTTGTAACCGCAGTCGCTGAGGGTACAGCGACCATCACAGCTCAATCAAGCGCAGATGATACGATGAGCGCCGCATGTGATGTGACGGTTAATGCAGAATAATGTTTACGCTGACTGATGACTTAGAGAATGAAATTGAGATCGAGGGGACAACCTATCCTCTTGATCTTTCTTTTGATGTGGTTTTAAGAGTATATGATCTCATGCAAGACGAGTATTTTTCTCCAAACGAAAAAGTAAATATCGCTTTTAACATGTTGGTAGATTGCAAAGATCCTTATGATTTTGAGCTTAAATACGAGACTGTTAAATATCTCATGGAAAATATAATTAATGATCCTGATGAGTCAGAAGGATATTCGGGCGCACCTAGCAAAGTCTTTCACGATTTTGCACAAGATGCTGACTATATCTATGCCTCGTTTATGCAAGAGTACGGCATTGATCTTTTAGAAATGCAAGGGAAATTACGTTGGGAAAAATTTATCGCTTTGCTCGCAGGCCTGCGAGACAAAACGAAATTTAAGGAGATTATAGGGATACGTTCCGCCGATTTGCCTACTGGAAAGCACATGGCAGACGAACGTAAACGATTGAAAGAACTCAAAGAAATATATGCCCTCAAGAAAGATCGCAAAACCAAAGACGAAGAATTGAACAACATGTTTAACATGTTGATAGGAGGAAAATAAAATGGCGATTAAAATTCAGGAGAAAAAAACCGAAATACCAGTGGAAATTGGTGATTTAACGTTTGAGTTTGAATTAACAGATAAATCTTTAGTATCGTTCCAGAAAAATGCACTCGCTACTAAAAAAGGACTAGAATCTCTCCAAATAAATGAAAACGAAGAAGATGAGAAAGTTTTAGAAAAGGCAAAAGGCATTCTAGAAAAAGGCTTTGATTTATTCCTTGGCGAAGGTGCTTTTGAAAAAATTTATGAAGTCACACCGTCAGTCGCTTATTTAAACAATTATTTGTTGCAATTGATTGAAGGAATCGAAGAAGAAATACAAAATTTAGGCATCAATGACGAGAGAGCGCAAAAATATATGCACAAGTCGAGAATGTAATGGTATAATATTCCTAAATGTTATTTATTTGGGGGTATTACTATGGGATATTGGAGAGATGTCGTCAGACCACAAGTAGGCTTTAATATAATTGGTGGACAAAATTATTTTAATAAATCATTTGGAAATCATTATCATATGGTAAAAATGAAAGAAAAAGGCGAAGGTGTTGTAAAAATAAAAGGTAAATTGTATTACTTTTTAGGAGCATACAAAGAACAACAACATAAACGCAGTGCAGGCAAAGCGGCAGCAGGCGCTATTGTTGGCGGAGTGCTTACAGGTGGTATAGGAGCCATAGCCGGAGCCGCAATCGGTGGAAGAAGAAAAGATGACTCCACTTTTTGGCTAGATTTCGCGGATTATGAAACGAAACAAATATTTTCGGTGCAAGTAAAAGAGGGAGGAAGTCAATTTACCACACTTTCCAATTTTAGGGTGGCAAATCCAACAGAAATCGGAATTGACATCGGAACGGAAGAATAAAAAACAAAAAAATAATTTTATTTTTTAGGAATCCCAAAAGGGGTTCTTTTTTTTATGTCCAAAAAGGCAGGTGAATTATTGATGGCTAACGGCAAAGTAGTTATAGACGTTATATTAGATGACGGTAGTGTTGTTAAAGGTGTCGCTAATGTAAATAGGACTCTTGGCGGAATGGGAGATACGGCATCAAAAAGTTCCATAGGAATAGGCAGAATAGCCTCTGCATTGGGTTTAGTTGCACTTGCATCTAAAGGCATACATCTTGTCAGTGATGCATTAGGTGATGCCATAAGCAGATACGACACTCTTAATCGTTTCCCGCGTGTGCTAAAGATACTAGGTTTTGATGCACAAGATTCACAAAAAGCAATCCAAGAATTGTCCGATCATATACAAGGATTGCCGACTGCTCTTAATGATGTAGCGGCTACAACTCAAAGAATAGCCTTGATCACTGGTAATTTACAAGTTGCGACTAAGACAACTTTAGCTCTTAACGATGCCTTTTTAGCCTCTGGATCGAGCACTGAGGATGCTCGTCGTGGGTTGCAACAATATGTACAAATGCTATCAAGAGGCAACGTTGACATGCAATCATGGCGTACATTACAAGAGACAATGCCAATCGCATTAACTAAAGCGGCTAATGCCTTTGGTTTCACAGGTCAATCAGCCCAAACCGATTTTTATGGTGCTTTGAAAAGTGGAAAAATTACATTTGACCAATTTAACCAAGAATTAATTAAATTAGATGGTGGTGTGGGCGGTTTAGCCGATTTAGCCAAAACAAGTTCCAAGGGTATAGGCACTGCCTTTACTAATATGCATACAGCTATTGTCAGAGGAATAGCAAATGTTTTAACTAGCATTGACACTCTTTTAAAAGACAATGGATTGCCAGATATGGAGGATTTAATAGCTGATTTTGGAAAGAAGTTTGAATCTGTTTTAGACAATTTGGCTAAAAATATTCCGAAAATAGCCAATGGAATTATGAATCTTTACAATACATTTAAACCCGTGCTACCACTCATAAAAAGTGTTGTAACAGCATTAGGTTCTTTTGTTTTGGCATTTGCCGCTGCCAATACAGCCATCAAAATATTTAATGTAACAATGAGTGTCTTAGAGGGGCTATTCGCAGTTGATAATCCATTTGTTTTTTTTGCGGCGGCAACTTTAGTTGCAGTAACACTCATTATAAAATATTGGAAACCTATTACTACTTTCTTTATAAATTTATGGAATGACATTACTGCATCTGGAACAAAGGCTTGGGATGCAATCAAATCCGTAACAATAACAGCATTTAACGCAGTTAAAAATGCGATAATCACTGCATTTAACGGCGTTATGAGTTTTTTTAGCACGATAGGAGCCTTTTTCTCCGGGATATGGGATAGTATTACATCGGTTGCTATAACCGTATGGGATGCTGTCGTCACAGCGTGGAATGCCGTAGTTAATACATTAGTAACGATATTTACACCTATCGTTACTTTTTTTAGTACCATATGGACAAATATTCAAACGGCCGCTTCCGCCGCTTGGGATCTCATTAAAAATGTCATCCTTGCGCCAATATTATTGCTAATAGACTTGGTCACTGGCGATATTTCCGGTTTTAAAAATGACTTGGCAGGCATTTGGAATAACATTAAAAACGATGCACAAGCGATCTGGACAGCGCTTAAAAACGTGGTTATGACCATCGTCAATGCCTATGTAAAAATTGTAAAACTTGAAATACAGGGACTATCCACGGCTATCAAAGCTATATGGAATGGATTAAAAACGGCGGCTAGCGCCACATGGAATGCCATCAAGACGGCTTTTACTGTTACAATCAACGCCATCAAGACTGCGGCGGTTGCAACGTGGAATGCCATTAAATCAGCGACATCAGCAACGTGGAATGGCATTAAAAATACGGTTATCAATCTTGTAACAGGCATTAAAAATGGCATATCAAATGCTTGGAATACGATTAAATCAGCCACTAGCAAAGCTTGGAATGCAGTGGTTAATTTTATTAAACATCCCTTGCAAAGTATCAATCTCAAATCAACGGGTAAAGACATTATACAAGGATTGATTGATGGAATTGGTTCAATGGTAAGTGCTGTTGGTAAAAAAATAGTAGGTGTCGCAAACAGCATTAAAAATGGTTTAAGGCATGTTTTAGGCATTCATTCTCCGTCAACTTGGATGCGTGACATGATCGGTCAAAACATGATGTTAGGTTGGCAGATCGGTATTGATAGACAAAAAAATAAGACGCTTAAAAAAGCGCAGGAAGCCACTGACTGGATGACACCAAACATCCCTGGAGTGAGTGGCTTTGTTAATCGTATGCGGAATATGGCAGGCTCTATCGTCAACATTCCTGCACCGATCTCCAGCGCAGTTAAGAGTAGTGGGACTCCTGCTAGGACATCATTGTCGGCTGGTGCACAATCACAAGCCGCATCATCCACACCGTTACCGGATACGGTTATCCTTAACATCGGCGGCTATCAAGCCGAGGGACTTGTCCAATATTTAAGTAATCAACAGACGCTCAGAATCAACAGAATCAATGACTTTAAGGGGTGATGTAGATGAGCATGTTAACGTTTAATGGCGTTGATTTTGACGATATAGGCTTATCAGCACCGTTTAAGGTAGTCGCCATTGAAGGACGAGATTTAATTGGCATAGAAAATCAAACGCAAGTCATTCCCGGTCGTATGGGGTCATTGCAACTAGAGACACGGATAACGGATCGTATCATTACGATTACTTTTGTGTTGGATAGCGGACATATCGAAGTCGCACGCAACGATATCGATATTATTAACAAAACATTAAATACAGGCAACATTGAAGTCCCTTTTATGTTTAGCGATGATTTATTTGGCTATACAGGTAAGTTAGATGGCGATGCCAGTGGATGGTCTGTTTCTCCTGCAGGTCGTATCACCGGACAAATCAAATTAAAATGCTCTGATCCCAGAAAAAAATTAGCCAATGAAATCGATATATCTCTTTATAGAGCTGGTGTTGGTGATGATACTAATGTGGTCGTCAATGATGTGCTTGGCACGACAGATACAGAACCCATTTTTGAAATAGAAGCTGTCCAGGACATTGTTCACTTTGAAATCTTGCATAATGACGAATATATGCAAGTCGGACAGCCACAACAAGAGGACATAGCGCCAGTGGATCATTATGAGCCTGTGGTCATTGATGACCTTGAAAACTTTGATAACTGGAGTACGGTTCCGGGTGGCACAGCCTTAAGAAGTGGATTAGTCGGCGGCACAATGGGGCTATTTAATGGCTCAAATGGCACGCCGATTGCTTTTACTCCTGAAGATTACGGCACAAACCCCAATGGGTATGTCGGGCCTGCTAAACGATTGGTTCTTCCAGAAGCCTTACAAGATTTTAAGATTGAGTTTGATCTAACCTCACTCAATTTAGATGGCGGCATGGGTAAAATATTTCTAGAATTATTAGATGAAGATGATAATAATTTTGGATTTTTAGCTATGTCGGACGTGTGGAATGATGCCAATAAAAACCAAGCTCAAGTCATTATAGGATTAGAGCCTACCATCCAACCCTTAATCAATACGACCGGAGTCAATTTTGACACGGTTTATAATAACTTCCATGGTATTTTAACCCTTGAGCGTAATGGTGATACGTTTACCGCCTATTCAGCTCAAGTGGACGATGCGACAGGTTTAAATTTTGGTCGGTTTATACCACGAGATCCATTCACTGATTCTAATGGCCAATTTCAAAATAAGCTGGCACAGGTAATCATTCACATTGTGAAATATAAAAATTTCCGTGTGTTTCGGCAATTTGCAAGGGGCATGCGGATTTACAAAGTGAACAACCCTAGTATTAATCAAGTGCCTGTCATTGCTCATGCAGGGGATTTAATCACGTTTGATCATGTGGAAAAATCCTTGCTATTAAATGGTGATTCTGCTTTGAAATCACAAAAGGATATCTTTGCTGATTATTTTAATTTGCAACCGGGTATCAATACTTTGACGATCAATCCTCCGGATGTCGCTAATGTCAATATAAGATGGAGGCCTGCTAGATTATGATCCATTTATTAGATCGCAATGACAATATTATTGATGATTTAGTCATACCAAGTACAAATAAAGGATATTGGGCTAGCAAAATGACAGAGGGTATTGCCAATAACCTTTTGACTTTTGACTTTACGACATTGCAAGCTGTTGCTTTTGATAACGTCTTTAAAGTATTGGCTCAAGATCAAGATGAGCAGCACCGTTTGTTTTTAGTTCGTGAGGTCATCAAAAGCCAAACGGATTTTACTCAAGATGTTAAAACCGATGGCGAGCATATCTTACTCAAAAGAGCCAAACCTATCCTCCCCTTTACAATGCTCAATGCCACGATTGAGCAAGTGGCAGCACATGTATTGGATGGACTTAATTATCAGATTGGTACCATTGAGTTTGCGGGTGGTCAAGATTTTATTTTACAGCAAGTCGTCACCCCGCTAGATGCTATCCAACAAATTAGGGATACATTTAACTGCACCGTCAAATTCAGGGTGCAAGTATCAAGGGATGGATCCATCCAACGGTTTGTTGATTTCCTCCAACCAAAATTAATTTTTAATGGCAAAGAAATTGTCTTTAAAAAAGACATGACAGATCTTATAAGAGATGAGGATAGATCAAGTGTTGTCACGCATATGATGGGCGTGGCTTATGATCAAAATAAAAATTTGGTCACCTTAGCCTCTGTCAATAATGGCAGTGATTTTGTGGTCAACGAGCAATCCTTTCAGCGATGGAATATCAACGGACAGCCTATTTATGGTATCCATGAGTATCAGCCTGAACAAACCACCATCGACGAGAATAACGGCGCAATCGACATGCAGAAATTTCTCGCTGCCACACAAGAAGCGGCACGATTGGTCAATGATGCGGTTATCGCTTACCAAGTCGGTTCCGCCGCCTTGGAAACCATTTCCGGACTTGAGCATGAAAAAATGCGGTTATATGATCAAGTGCGGATTAAAGATGAAAAGTTTAGCCCTGCGCTCTTTTTGACAGCCCAAGTGCAACAAACGGAAATGCCTGAGTTGGATGACAAGTCTGGTGATTTTACGTTTCAGTTTGGTGATTTCCAGATTATAAAATCCATTGTTGAACAACAACTTAGAGCGTTGCAAAGTAATGTCAATTTTAATAAAAATACGTGGAATAGTGCATTGCCAGCCGCTAATATAGCCCAACAAATTGCAGATGCGGCACAAGACTCTGCAGACAACGCTGTGCAATTAGCCAATGATGCGCACGAGTTAATCATTGATTTGTCAGCTATTGTCGATGGCAAGGTAAGCAAAGATGACATTATTATCGATATTAATGCCAGTACCGGAACACTCTTAATTGATGCATCTAAAATCCAATTTAAGGGTGCGGTTGAGGTCTTATCTGACATCACAGATGACTTGGGTGATATTTTAGCAGGATCGATCACCTTGAAAAAAGATGATGAAAATTTTGTTTTAGTAGAAGGTGGTCATTTACATTCAGAGGGCATGAGTGCTATAGATAATGGTCAATCAACCTTCACTATCTTTGATGTAAATGATGGTGTTTATAGTTTGCAATTTGGTGTTAATGGATCTGGTTTAAGCTCCTCTACATCTGTAAAAACCGCTACTGAAGGAATGGTTTTTACAGATATGACAGAGGGTATAGCATCTAAAAGCGTGACCATATCCCCTATATTGGGCGGTATAGCTTTTGGTTCTGATGATAATTTTGACAGATCAAGTCTAGTGTTTGATCCGAGTACGGATGATATAGTTATTACATTGCCGACGGGTGGATTGCTTCGTATTTTCGAGGAATCTGGTGGTTTAGGTAACATATCGGCAAATGAAGTGTTTGCAACAATCCTGGAAGGGAATCCGGATAATGCCTCTAATAACGTATTTATCAGACCAAAAACGGGAGGCATAGCCTTAGTCACTCGTGCCGGAACGACCAATCAACTTGTCGAGATAAGAGCAGCCGCTTTTACCACGTCCTCTCACAAAAAATATAAGTCCAATATAGAGCCTTGGACAGATGATGTGCGAGATATGATTAAAAATATGGATTTGTATACCTATGATTTTAATGCTGATCTAGAGCAAGGCAAAAACTTTAAGAGATATGGCGTGGTATTAGGTGATGGCTATGGTGCTCCAGATATGCTTGTCCTGGAGGACGGAGAAACTCTTGATTTGCAAAACGTAGCGTTTATGGGTGTCCGAGGATCTCAAATAGCCCTTTCAGAGATCGATGATTTAAAAACGAGAGTAGAAAAATTGGAGGCATCGTAAAAATGGAAAACAAAACACTTGTTCCCGATGACAAAAAAGTGATAAAAAATTTGCAAGATCAAATCAGTGAATTATCTTATAAAAATGCCGCTTATTTGTCTCTGTTATCGGAAGCTCACGAAAAAATAAATGGCTTAGAAGAAAAAAATAAAAAGTATGAGCAAGATGAGAGTAAGAAAGAAAAACCAAAGAATAAATAGTTCTTTTTAATTTGAAAGGGGGACAAGTGATGACACCAGAAGAAGACGGCGAACGATTAATCAGAGTTGAGGAAAGGTTAAAAAATACAGGAAAAGAGTTAACGAAACTCAATAATAACATCGAGAAATTTATGAACACTTTTGTCCCTAGAAGTGAAATGGATTTAGAACTGAAATATCGCGATAAAGAAATACAAGATATTAACGACAATCTACACGACATGGATCAAAATAAATGGAGTATACGGCGATTATGGCCTGCTTGGGTAGCGGTGGCCATATCGCTTTTTTCTTAGATTTTTAATGATAGATAAGGAGAGTGATCAACGTGGCAAATTTAAAAGGCGTAGATTTAAGTCATTGGCAGGGTGTAGTCGATTTTAGTGCTGTTAAAAAAGCGGGTTATGCTTTTGTCTTTGTCAAATTGACAGAGGGCACAAGCTATGTCGACCCTAACGGTGTTGCTAATGTCAAAGGTGCTCAAAAAGCAGGGTTGATGGTAGGAGGTTATCACTTTTTTCACGGATCATCAAAAGAAGCAAGTCATTTTAGGTCAGTAGCACAAAATCTACATTTAGACTATGTCATTTTGGACAGTGAGGATACTACCTTAAAGAGTGATCTCACAAAGGTATCTCTATCCTTTTTGGATGCAGTAGCTGATCTAGGCAAGCCAGTCTTTTACAGCAACCCCTCTTACATCAAAGCGCATTACAATAGGGCAATGACTAAGTATCCTTTATGGATTGCTCATTATGGTGTGTCCAAGCCAGATGTACCTTTCTGGTCAAGTTGGAGCGCTTGGCAATATAACGATAAGGGGTCAGTACCAGGCATTGCGGGAGCGGTTGACTTTAACTATATGGTTGATAGTTTTGCTGTCAAAAAAGTGTCCAAGCCATCCGCTACTAGCAAGCCAACAGCTACGACTTATAAGGTAAAGTCTGGCGATACCTTAAGTGAGATCGGTGCACGATTGGGTATTGATTGGCGTGAGATTGCCAAGCTCAATGGCATTAAGTCTCCTTATCCTATCTATCCTGGTCAAGTGCTCAAGTTGCCCGCAGGTGCTAAGTCATCGGCAAAGTCTTACACAGTCAAGTCGGGGGATACACTTAGCGAGATTGGCGTAAAGCTCGGAATGGATTGGCAGACTATCGCTAAACTAAACGGTATTAAAACGCCGTATACTATTTTCCCTGGACAAAAATTAAAATATTAAAGGAGAGGATTACTATGCATAAAATTAGCAAAGCGACTATTATCCGTACGATTGTATTATTGGTCATGCTCGCCAATCAGGTATTAGCACTATTTGGACACTCGCCACTGCCATTTAGTGATGACCAAGTACAGCAAGGAGTATCCACTATATTAACAGTATTAGCGAGTTTTTGGTCATGGTGGAAGAATAACAGTTTTACAAAATTGGCTATTCAAGCGGATCATTATAAAAAATCGGTTAACGAGAGTTTGCAAAAGATATATCGTAAAATTAAAACATAAATAAAAAAGCTTTTAGTGATTGACAAAAAGTTATATTTAGACTATTTTCAGTTTAAATATAGGAATAAATAGATGCGGTGGAGGATTATAGTGACGAATAATAGAATATATAACTAGATAAAAAAATAATTCAAAAAGATATGCGCATTAGATTACCTGAAAATGTAAAAGAAAATTTAGGTGTAAAGGAAGGAGAATATCTAGAGATATACCTAGACATACAAAACATTCTATCATCTTAAAACAACATTTTAGTAATATTAGGCAGGAAAAAGGTGGTAACAAATAATGAGTGAGGAACTATCTCAAAAGGGATATTTACAAAACGGACTTATAGTTGGAGATTATCAATATTATAATATAGGTGCTACAACTATAAATGACTTAAAAAAATATAATATAGTTCCTGATGTGGATTATGGAGTTTTTAAAAATAGAAAGCCAGATGGTTTATTGGTTGACCGTAGGAACAACAATAAAATTACAATAATTGCAGTGATAGAATATAAAAAAGAAAGTAAATTTAGAACAAATAAGGATAAAATAAATGCAAGCCAACAGTGTAATGAAGTAGCACAAGTATTAAATGCAAAATTAGGGATCATTATGGATAATAAAGATTTTATTTGGATTAATCCTAATCAAGAAAATAAAGTAAATGAGTACACAGATAATCACGGGATTACTAGAAGTTATACATTGATTAAGGATGAACAGAAACAGCAATTAAAAAGACCGTTTGTTATTTCAGATAAAGATGATAAAGTAGATAGAAATGAATTGAATGACGATACAAAAGATACACTTTTGTTAATAGAACAAATTATTAAATCTATAGACCATAAAAACTCAAATATAAAATCTGAAAGAATCAACGATCCCACACCTCTTGCCAAACAAATTTGGCAAGATGTTTGGTCAGTTAGTGGTGCAACTCCTGAAAACTGTTTATATACATTTGTTGAATTATTCATCTATAAATACCTAAGTGATTTAGAAGTGCTAGATACAAATGATTCTGGAGATAATATTCACTTTGATTATATATATTCAAAGGGAGAAAAGTTTGCTTTTCAAAATTACACAAAAAATGTAAGACCGTATTTAAAAAAATTGTTTCCACCAGAACGTTCACCAGAAGAGGGTGGAACTACTATTATAAATGGAACGGTTCTTACTGGTGGTGTTGAAGGTCATGATAAAATTTTTTATAAAATATTAGATCGTTTTCATAAATTTGGTAAGTTGAAAAACATAGATCCAAATTTTAAATCTCATTTATTTGAAAGCTTTTTGAAAGAAAGTATAAGTAAAAAAAACTGGGGACAATTTTTTACACCTAGAAAAGTAGTAAGGTCAATTGTGGGTATGTCAGGTATAGAAAATTTACCAGAAGGCGCTAAAGTAGCTGACCCATTTAGTGGTGTAGGAGGATTCCTTTTAGAACCTTTGCTTAACCAACGTAAGAATGATTTTTATGTGAAAAATGGTAAGCTTAAACAAAAACTTTTATATTATGGGTATGAAAAGGGGTTTGCGAAGGATGAACAAAAGACAGTTATATTGGCAAAAGCAAACATGCTAATCTTTCTGTCAGATTTAATTAGCAAGCATAAAGGATTAACCAAAGAATTTGCTAATGTGTTTAATAATACCTTCCATCTAAGAACAAAATCAATTCTAGGTACTCTGGATTTAATTGAGGGAAATAAAGACTACACAGGAAAATATGATTTAATATTAACAAACCCGCCTTATGTTACTAGTGGTAGTAGAAACTTAAAAGAAGCAATCAAGAACAGTGAACTTAGCAATTTCTATAAAACCAATGCAATGGGTGTAGAAAGTTTAGCCTTAGAATGGATTATAAGGAATTTAGTGAAAGGCGGAAAAGCTTTTATCGTCATTCCAGATGGTATATTAAATCGGATTAATGATAACAAAATGAGACAATTCATACTAGATGAGTGCTATATTGATTGCATTATATCTCTACCAATCAATACTTTTTTTACTACTCCGAAGAAAACATACATTTTAGGAATCACTAAAAAATTGGATAAAAATGATGTGCAAACAGATCCTGTTTTCACTTATTTTGTTAGTAATATTGGAGAAACTTTAGATGTGTATCGTTTTAATGTAGAGGAAAATGATCTTAGAGAAGCGGAGATTCAATTCAATCAGTTTAAGGGTGCTAAAATTCACTTTAATACAGATGACAATCGGTGTAAAATACAACCTATTGATACTTTTTATAGTAATGTTGATAATCATTGGTCCGTTGATAGATGGTGGACAAAGGAAGAAAAAATTAAGCTTGGGATAGAGGAAGAAGAAACAGAGATTTCAAAAGAAGAGTTCATAGAATTACTAAAAATTAAGCAAATGGAATTGGCATCATTAATTCATCAAAGTGAAGAGGTTCTAAAAAAAAAAGTTGAAGCTATTGATGAAGAAGAATTCAAATCAATATCATTAGATGATGAGTATTTTTTTAATTTATCTATTGGGAAACGTATTTTAAAGAAAGGTTTATATGAAAACCGAAATAAAAATCATTCAATACCACTTTATAGTGCTAATCCCAAAGACATATTTGGGTATGTAGATAAATCAAATTTTAAAAGATTTGTTAATCCTTATATTATGTGGGGTATTGATGGGAATTTTGATTTAGATATAATTGAAAGGGGCAAGGTATTTGCAACTACTGATCATTGTGGAACGATTGAGGTCTTACATGAAGACATTGTTCCAGAATTTGTTCTCCTTACACTATATCAAAAGAAATACCAATTAGGATTTGATAGGTCATTAAGAGCTAACTTAAAAAATGTGAAGGAAATAACTATAGACTTTCCAATAACATCTGAAGGAAAAATTGATACAGAAGCACAAAAAGGATTTGTGACACAGCATCAAGCTTTATTTAATGTTCAGAACCTAGCTAAGGAAATTAAAGATGAAATAAAGAATGTAAGGGTTAGTTTGGATGAGGACTTTGAGTACAAAAAATTTAATATTACTAGGTTATTTGAAGTGGAAAAAGGTTTATCCAAATATACAAAAAAGTATGGTAATGATCACAACGGAAAGTATCCAGTATATTCAGCATCAAATAATAACCCATTAACTTATATAAATCATTATGATTATGATGGAACCTATTTAACATGGGCAACTAATGGTTTTGGGGGTTACATGAAGGTAATAGAAGGTAAATTTTCAATTAACGGTGATAGAGGAATACTGGTGCCAAAGTCAAATAATATAAATATTAAATATATAAAGTGTACATTAGAACCAATTCTAAGAGATTTAGCCAAAGGACGAAAAGGCGATAAAGGAAAAAATGAATTTACGAAGGTTCCTCGAACAATACTTGAATCTGTATACATTAGAATGCCTATAGATGCAAATGGTGAAATTAATTTAGAAAAACAAACAGAAATTGCAAATATGTTTGATACAGTTGAGAATGTAAAGGTTGATTTTGTGAAACAGTTGGAGGAGGTAGCAAATACCAAGGTTACAATCTATTAAAAGCTAAAGAAAAATTATTATATTGTATTCACTCAAGAATTAATCAGATAAACTAGTACAAGTACTGTTGTAGACAGAATTTATAATTGGGTTTATTCTTATACATTTTGTGAAAAGCACCTAAATGTTATGTGGAATTACCCATTTTTTATTGATTTCTATTTCATTAATTAATTTTTATAATACTATTTGGGTATAGTGGTACATCATACCTTGTCACATAGAAGGATTGCATGGTCGTGTGAGTTTATTAATGTAGGTATAAACCTTACATACCTAATTTTATATGGATTTTTTACTTATGTAGGATTCCACCCCTTAAACATCGAACCTCTCACATAAGTGGGAGGTTTTTTGTGCATTAAAAAGAGAACCAGTCGTAACCAGTTCTCTTAAGTATATGCCGAAGCAATATATCGCAATTCATTACATTGAAATAATAATTTGGAGTGTAGTAAGTATACCATTTTATATTTCTATTTCAAAACATTTGATTTTAATATTCGATATGGGATTAGCATCCTAGGATTTTTAAGGCTCTCTCATAATTTTTTTTACTAGGCATTTCGTGTTTGCTTATTAATTCTACTCCATCTGAATTGTTTTTGTAACGATCACGCCATTTTTTTGCTACAGATTCTGTCATAAGCATATCAACACCAAAATCTTCACATTTTTTAATCATATCTTTTGCCCAAATAATTGCGCGTTGTACTCTTTTTTCTTCATCAGTTAAAATGCCCAGCTCCCGGCAAAGCGTATCATGCATTTCATCGATTTCTGCGTTTATAGTATCGTATGCTTTCTTGCCCTCATCTGCTCCCAGTTCGGCTATTTTGTTATAACTATGTAAAAATACGAGATGACTACTACCGACTTTTTCTCCGTTTTTGTCGATGATAACAAAATCTGTCGAATTTTTTATCTCATCATTTTGGGATTCTTTGTAATATTTAACGGTGATAATAACCTTTGATTTACCAAAAGTCATCTCTCTTACTAATTTATTTTCCAT